TTGACATCCAAAATACATAACCATAACACACCATCAACAATCTCGGTATCAACCGCAGCGTATCCATAAACCCTGCTGTCTTGTTATACCAAGTTTTACTTTGATCCCAACCCTGTATGGTTACAAAGTCAGCCTTATCAACCTCGTATGTTTTTTCTGTTACTAATACTTGCGTTTCTTTATCTGGCATTTTGTTTTTGTCTTTTGTCCTCTTCCTCTATCCATTGTAGTAACAGAGTAAGATAAACATCCCTTTCCCACGGTATCATATTTTCTATTTCTGTTAAACTATATTTATGATGTTGCATCAATCCAAAATTAGTTCGCATATAGGTTTCTAAAGAACTGTGAGAAAGGGCTATACGAAAAAACTATTTAAGCCCTCCAAAGTTCTTTTGTTTTGTTTCTTTGTTTTAGGATTTTTATATTTAACCACGTGCTTTAATTTAGGCATCGTTTGAAAAAACTCTTGAATTTGTTTGAAGTGTTCCGAAGATAAACTTTCTATAAATTCATCTAAATCCTCTTCCGTAAAGTCAACCTGTTCATAGATAGTTTCACCATCTATAATTTGTCTAATACTGGTTTTAATCATATGAAAGATAGTTTCAGTATCGGAGCCTGTAGTTAAACTTAAAGCTGACATTTGAGGGTATCGCATTACTAAACTTATAGTGTCTGTTAGTTGTATATTGTTTGTATGTTTTTTTGGAAAATCAACTGTTACTTGATCCAAATCAATTGTTACATCAGCATAAGTTTCACCATCATCGTCACAAAGCAATTTTAGTTCTACTTTTTCTCCAATGGATTTAGACCTTATATTTAAAAAGATATATTCTAAATCAAAAAGTGCCATATCGTTTACTTCTACTTCTTCAAAAGTACAGTTTTTAATAATTTGTTTTATAGCATTAAGTATATCAGATTCTTCTCCTGCTTCTTGTGCCAGTAAAAGAATTTTCTCCTCTTTAACTATAAACGGTCTATATGTTATTTTCTTCTTACTTGAAGGTATTTCCAACTCATATGTTGGTGTTACTATTTTTGGTAAAGCCATAATTTATTTTTTTCTCCATAATTATTTGTTTATGAGGGTGTTCCTCTGGTTGTTACTGCTGGTGTTTATGTTGATGCCCGCCGGGCTGCTTCATCAGATGTGTCTGTTTGAACCCAACGATTAAATACAAATTCTACTGAGAGTCTATGTAATTCGCCATCGGCTAGAGCTAAATCTTGTTGTACAATAGTTTTAGGAAAAGCATCTAATAATTTTATACTGTAAGTATTCTTTCCTGCATCATCAAATTGTTTGACCTTAACATCTGCAACATAATCTTTATAATATCCTACTCTATAGGTGGGTGTTGGGCTTTCTGCCTCAGCATCAATCATAAGATACTGCCAAGCAGTAAACATTTTTTTCTCTACTAACTCTCTGGATGTTAGGAAAGTAGCTGTTATTGGTGCATATGTAACTCCGATAGCGTGTTCTCTAGAAGGACCCGTTCGTAGGTCATCAATAGATGTTGATATGTTTTGTCCCGGGAATCCAAAAGTTTCACACCGCAACATTGTTTCAACCGAGGCCCGAATTCCGCCAGGCGGAGAAAAAAATATTTCGTAGTTATATTTTCTAGCAAAATCACCATCCCTTATCATGGCATTAAATCTACTTAATGACATTATCCTAACATCCTCCTAGATTCTGCATGAACTTTTCTATAAGATTCCTTTTTAAATCTTTGCATGGGCATCATAGCAGCTATAGGCATATCTTCATCTTGAATTTTCAAGAATCTAGATTGAACGTGCCCTGTTAAGTATCTTTTTACACAAGGTTTAACTAGTCTAAATCTAGAAATTCTATTCCAACCAAGAATTCTATTTTCTTTAGACATAGGTAATAGTTTTTCCATTAATTTCAATCGTAATGGGATTGATAAGTAGTGAAAATTAATTCCTAAAAAGCCACCCGGCCGCCTTTCAATAGGAATTACTAACGGAAACACATCATAATACCTTAGACTTTCTTTTAGTTTAGGATCATAAGCGTATAAATTAAGTATACCGTATATAGGTCTTGCACTATTATCACCACGCCTAATCATGCCGGATACTGTTCCTTCTCCTAATTGTTTAGGAACAATTTGCCTAACTTGATCTCTATACCAACGTGTAGATAAATCTCTACCGCCAGCTAGAGTAGTAATTTCTGATAGATAGTCTTCCAGTGTCTTTGCCATACTGTACTATTTATATGGATTGTTTAAACCTAGATCATTTTCTGTGAGTATTTTAAACTCCATATTTCTATTTTGACAGTATTTTACAGCAGATTTCCACTTGGCTTGATTCTTACCCCATTCATTAAGTTCACGATGCCATGATTTAGTTTTTCTTTGGGGATTAGCCTTAGGGGGTTTTGTTTGTCTCTTTGGTTTAATCTCTATTAGAAATTTTTTAGTAGTATGGTCATGCTGTTTGACTTTTACATAGAAGTCTGGAAAGTATCTGTGTACTTTTCCATCAATAGGAGATTTGTAAGGTACGATAAATTCTTCACTACCCCATTCTAATATGTTATCATTGCGATCACAATAGACCATAAAACGCCTTTCCCACATGGAACGATAGATGATGTTCCGTGGGTTGCCTTTGTATTTTTCTGGGCGTTCTGGTCTAAATTTACCTTTGTAATATTTAACCTTCTTTCTTTTTTCCATATAAATACTTATACACGATTAAAGGGATAAAACATGGCATCACTAGTATTTCCAGAAAATTACGGGGAAGCAGATTCAACAGATATTCCTATGATAGGATTTCAAGCTATAGAGATAGCAGCGAGTTCTGATATAGGTAGTTTAAAAACAAATGAGACTGGTAATTGGTCTTGGCTACCAATACCAATAGAGGGTGTATCTACAGGATATGCACAAGGTTGGGAAGAGGCTACTGGAAACATGGGTGCGTTAGCTGCACAGAAAGGTATTACAAAGCTTGCGAATCTGTTCACAGGAGGTGGTAGTGGAGGAGATGATGGAAAGGCAACGCAATCGCAAGCTAAAACCTCAAGTGGTGCTGAAACTTTAGAAAATATAGGTGGTGCAATAAAAGAATTTGTTGCAGCAAAAGCGGGAGTAGGTACAGGTATCACTAGACGTTTATTAGAACAAGCATATGTTTCTTATAGTGGTCCTGGTTATAGATCACATGAATTTTCTTTTTCTTTAAAGCCAAAGTCTAAATCTGAATCAGAAACAATTGAGAAAATTATTTTGTTTTTTAAAAAACATTCTGCCCCAACACTTTTGGGTGGTACTGCGTCTGTTGCTAGACTCTATAAGACTCCGCATTTATTTCAAATAAAATTTGCACCAGCTGCTGGGTTATTTAAAATAGGTGCATCAGCTTGTACAAATGTGGGTGTAAAATATGGTGGAGAAAAGTATAACACCTTTAAAGATAGTGATATGCCTGTTCAAGTAGATTTAAGTTTAAGTTTTAAAGAAATGATTATACATGATTCATCTAATTTTGGAGAAGGTGATGAAGGTGGCCACTAATGTCTTATTTTAAAGATTTTCCAACTATAAGTTATGATGCAACAGGTGATAAGAATTTTAAAAATATTCGTGACATAACTACACGAATAAAATTTAAAGATGCTATTCAGAAGAATACTGCATTGTTTGCTAAGTATGATGTAAAAGATGGTGAGACTCCAGAAGAAATAGCATTTAGAGAGTATGGCAATCCAAATTTGCATTGGATTGTTTTACTGTTTAATGACATATTAGATCCTAGATATGATTGGCCATTATCACAACGAGATTTAAATAAATTTGTTAAGGATAAGTATACTAATCCGGATGGAGAACATCATAGAGAAATAGCACAATCTTCAGGAGTAACCTCAGTATTGATTCGTGTTGAAGCTGATACTGTGGGTGCAACAGCCATTACTAATTTTGAATATGAAGAAGATGTAAATGCTAAAAAGGCCGAAATAAGATTACTTAAACCGGATTTTGTTAGTCAGATCGTTAAAGAATTCCGTACGGAGATGAGTACAGCAAGTAGGAGTATATAGTGGCCGAATATCTTAAAGTGTTTGAAGATTTGCGCCTAAGTTGTGCTACTACAGAAGGCAATGAAGCAGGGCGATATGTTCTTGAAGAAGCCAGAATAAATCATGGCGGCAGAGAGTATGGTATTACACTGTATGTTCAAAAGATATATATTTTTGAAGATATAGATAAGTACGGTATTACAGGCTGGATTGAAATGATAGATGTTGATAACATTGTTAGTGCTTATATTAATGGTTTAGGTGATATCCCAGCCAGTACCCTTGTGGGACAAGAACTTTTACAATTAAAATTTAAAACTGTAGGGTCAGAGCTTTCTGTAGACTTTACCGATCACCCTTTACACATTCACAAAATAGAAAATCTTAGGTCATATGACCCAGGTGCAGGTGCAGCTAGTGGTACAACTCTACAATATAGAATACATTTTTGTGCACCAGAGTTACTGAACAATGACCGTATCAGAGTTTCACAGGCGTATGAAGATACATATTCTGAAATCGTTAAAGACATCTTAAAAAATCATTTAAAAACTAGAAAGGATGTTTGGGTAGAAGATACTAAAGATATTCATAAAGTAGTTATTCCTAATATGCATCCATTTGATGCTATACGATGGATTACTAGACAATGTAGAAGTAAAAAAACATCAAATATTCCTAACTATAATTTTTATGAGACTACAAAAGGGTATAGATTTAAAACTATGCACGCTCAGGCTGTACGAACCACAGAGCGGGGCAGCAAGGATGCAAAAGATTATCAGATGTCTTATACAGTATCAACAGGTAGACAAGATAGCAATTATTTGCGGAATATGATGACTGCAAGAGACTATAAATTTTTACGAACAGGTGATACTTATGAAGCAATACAAAAGGGTATGTTTGCTTCAAAATCTATACAACACGATTCTTACCATAAGAAGTTTTCTATTAAGGCTACAAATTATGA